CGCGTAAGCATGTGTACCGAAGGGCACTGGAAAGTCTAGAATTGCAGCCAGTGGAACGCAAGGACAGCCACATTAAGGCATTCGTGAAGCGGGAGAAAATTAACTTCACGGCCAAGCCTGACCCGGCACCTCGCGTTATTCAACCACGGGATCCGCGCTACAACATTGAGGTTGGGAGGTACCTCAAACAGTTGGAGAAAAGAATTTATCAAGCGATAAACGACATGTTTGGCTACGAGGTAGTGGCCAAGGGGAAGAATGGTGAGGAGACTGCACGCATGATGTTTGACCATATGAGGCGTTTTGCGGATGCAGTCGGGGTTGGAGGCGATGCCAGTAGGTTTGACCAACACTGCAGTGTTCAGGCGCTGCAGTGGGAACATGCTTGCTACCTGCGCTGCTTCCACCCTAGTGAGAGACCAGCACTCAAGCGCCTGCTTGACTGGCAACTGAGTTGTGTTGGGAAAGGTTACACAAAGGATGGGCGGATCAGTTTCAAGAACCGTGGGGGTCGTAAGTCGGGTGACATGAACACGTCAATGGGCAACGTCCTGTTGATGTGCTGCATGATTCATAGTTACCTGCGAGCCCACGGCCTGCTTGACCGTGTCAGGGTCCTGAACAACGGCGATGACTTCGTCTTGTTTTGCGACCGGAAGACCGCGCGGATCTTCTCGCGTCCCAGGAGCGCCATTGGGCCGTATTTTCTCTTGATGGGATATCGGCTCACCATGGAAGCGCCGGAGCGTGAGTTGGAAGGCGTAGAATTCTGCCAAGCCAAACCCGTCTTCGACGGCGAGGTCTGGACGATGGCACGGAACCCGAGAACTTGTCTTGACAAGGACTCGATCTGCCTAGCACCTGTTACCAACAAGAAACAACTCGATGCCTGGCGACAGTCCGTAGCACAATGCGGTACAGCCCTGTCAGGGGGGCTGCCCGTACTATCCGAGTTCTATCACCGGATGAGGTGCACAAGTCGTCACAAACGCACTGAAGATACGGTGCGCCGCAGCGGAATGTTCATGTTAGCTGCGGGAATGACACGGGTTCACTCTGAGCCCAGCACGGCCTCACGTGTGTCATTCTTTAAGGCATTCAACCTGACACCAGACGAGCAACGGGAGCTAGAGTCTCACTTCCGCACCATGCCGCCGTCTGTGTTCGAGCCCGATGGACCGGACGCAGATGGTGAGCACGTTCTCTCCACTTTGTGCCGCTAGCTGGGGCGGCCACGAATCCTGTACACAACGAAAATTTAGTAAAGGATTCGCCCACATGTCCAATAGCAAGAAAATTTCCACGGGTCCGGCGCACCCAAAAGCGCCGACTAGCAAGTCCAAGTCTGCTAAGCAGCCGTCCAGTGGTAAGAAAACCAAAGACTCTGCGAAAACACGGTCCATCCGAACCCCTACCATGGGTCTACCCCCAGGTCTGCTCTCTGAACATTCCGTAAAGGGTGGCATCCCTTACAAAGTAGCTGGTCATGTTATGATCAAGCCACACCGTGAGCGTGCTGCACTTCTGCGTGACTTCTACAGGGCACGTTTAGGCCACATGATGGTCGGATGGCGTTCACATGAGGAGCATGAGGCTCTGCGCACCAAGAAACCATATCGCTCTCGCGTTCTTCCCGCCTTTGGCTGGTCGAATCCTGTTGAGGGCGGTGTCAACATCAAGGGGCAGCAGCCAGGCGCCTATTATGGGCGAGTGGATGGCCACGACCCTGACCCGGCAGATTACGGGTATTCGGATGGAAGCGATTACGGCGAAACTGAGATCAAGGGGCTTACCGAGTCAGAGGTGACAGGTGGGTCCAAGACCAAAGGCGTAGTCGCAATGAAACCCGGAACCGCAAATGCCGCGTCCACGGCCGAGGCTAACCGCAATGCTCAGGCGGCCTACAACGCCCTCAGTGACATACCACTGCCCGACGACCACGAGAACCTCACATGGTACGACCACATCTACAAGACCGTGTACCATCTCTCAACCTCAGATGCGATGAAACTTGCACTTGAGGCGGTCGCTCTTGCGCGCGGTGGTGACTCCGTAGTTGCCGCATTGACTGTCGCGTACTACATGTACTTTGGCTCAGTCAACCACGAGAAGATCGGCTTAGACCAGGCGAGACAAATGTCCCACGCCGTGCTGTCACCAGACAGCGCGCAGACGATTCCCTCCGTCAACACCAGCCCACACGCCCCAGACCAGGAAAACATCACCTACTGGGACGTCCTCGAGTCCGAGTTGGGGCCCGCCATTTATTTGGTGGCAAACCAATTCGTGGCTAAAGTTGGTCAGCTTGTCGGAGCGGAAAACATCTTTATTGCCCTCAATGGGGGGGCCACTCTGGTGAATGACCAGATTGCAATTTCACCCGATTACCTTGGTGGTCGGTTGGCTCACATTGCAAACTACTTTCTCCGGTATGTGTTTCCCCAGTGGTCACTTGAGTACACGCCCCTAGTGGGCACTACGACTGGTGGCCAGTTCGCAATAGGACAGGTTGAATCAGGCGACTTCCTGGCAACCAACCTCGCACCAACTATGACCTTCATCAACACGCTCCAGATGGAGGATGCAAAGGCGTCCGCGCCCTACCAGAAGGCAAGTATTGCCACTGAAAACCAAACCACGGAGTGGCTGTTCTGTGAAGACAACAACGGCGGGGCTGCTAGCTCCGCTGTTGCGGGTCGACAGTCAATTCAGAACTCCGTGGCCGGAGCCAACCTTGACGACTCTCCTGCCTCATCATTTGATTGGGGCACACTCGTCGGGACTTTTCACACTGTGTTCAGTCAGTTGTCGCCTGACCTAGGCATCGCTACACTGTCCAGACGCACGCTCCGTGTGTCGTTTGGACCTGACGCGAGGGCCTTTATTGAGGCACTGCTTGACCCAAGGAATGCAGACAAGGTCTACCAGTTAGCTAGAGATCTTGGGGTTGACTGCACGTCACGCCCAGCACCGAAGGCCTATCGGGACTTCGCGTACATGGCGCGCATCGGCGGAATGCCTGTGAAAACTTGGCCCCAGCTCAGTGGCTATTCACGCTTCCTCATGGAGGGTGACGCGAGTAGCTTTGACCAGCATTGTAGCAAGGTGAGCGAAAAGCCTCCCCCCTGGTCGGGGAGAAAGTAGAACAAAGGAAGCTAGGCTCAAGTGTGGAGAGTCTTGCTGACAGCTTGAAAACATAAAACCAAATAAAAATTATAAAAGCTCACGCGGGTGGAGGCCCTCAATCAGAGATCCAAGTGAGACAAAAATTCTGGAGCAAGGGTGGAGTGCGGGTTAGAACGAAAACGGCTGGACACCGTTAGTAGGCCTAGCAACATCCCCATACCAGGTAAAAATACCTTCTTCTTATTCTTTTCCACACCCTCCGTAGGGCCGTACTTGTTGTGCACTTGATGTTCACCAACCGGCTCCACTCGCCCATCCATTGACTTATGGAAAACCCGG